GGTTTTGCAACGGCCAAAATGGCACTCAAGTCGGGACTTCACTGCTGGGCGACTAACCCCGGCAGGCCCCAATGTGTTGTCGTCGTGTGATGGATTGGCCACCTAACACAAACCACAGCACTCCGAAAAAGGGGGAGTCCACATGCGCGGACCCACCCCACGTGTCTGCTCAAATCGCCCCTAAGGCCTTAGCGATCGGTATGCCTACTCGTGCGACTTTCTCAACGATATCTATAACACCATTGCCAGCCTGCACCGCAGTGTGCATGGCATTTGCCCAGTGTTGTTCTGTCGCTGGCTTGTATGAACGGCAGGCGGCATACGCAGGGTTTGATGGGTCAAACCTTACTCTCCATTCGCAACACACCAACACCTGCAAGTTAATGCCGTTGGGGTTGTAAACGAAGATAGGATTGAATCCCTCCTGGTGCGACGAGTTCGTTGACGCGTAGGTAAACGTCGTAGGTGAACCCGTCTTCAACGTCGTGAACCGCGCAAGTTCACTCATGTTGTTTGGAACGGCGTCGATTTGCACTCCACGCAACGCCAGTTTGCCTGCCGAACACATCCGTGGGTTCGAGTAAGCAACCAAACTGTTGGCGAGGTCAGCAATCTGCCTGTTCAAATCAGACTCCGCAATGTGCACCTTGTTCAGCGCCCTGCCGATGTACACCATGCCGTTCGATGCCTGTAGTGCCTCCGGGTTTAGCACCTGAATGGAAAACGCAGCGGGTACGACAGACGCACTCCCCCATGACGACGTCTCCATCGAACTAAACTCATACTTCCGGCCAGCGTTGGCCGTATTCATCTGTGTGTCCAGCACCCCACTGAAACCGTAAGCGTACGCACTTGTCCACTGCCCGCCGTCGGCGCCCACATCAATGGATGGGCCAAAGAGCGTGAGCCTGCGTTCGACATCGGCTGATGGGTTCCAGATGGCAGTCGTCCTTATCACCGTATATGGCGCCACCGCTCGGGGCAGTGCCATATGGACTGGGTTGAACGCGTCCCAGCAACGCATGTCGGCCCCGCTAGCCTTCTTCTTGTGTTGCTTCTTGCTGCGAGGCTTCTTTTTCTTCGGACCCTTGCCACCAATTGGCTGGACGGTGACACCACCTGCACCTTGCTTGACGCCCACGGTCAACGTGGCGTCGGAGATCGCTTTGCCCTTATGGGTCATCTCGCTACACGCAAAATTGGAATGCGTGGATTTGTGACCGAAATCCCAGGTCACATTCACCTGAATTCTCCTCTTATGTACACGCTCCTAGAGTTTATACCACTGCTGGTTTGGTCAACTACGTCCTAGGAGAAGGCGTATATCGTCTCGGCCGTGATCAACGGCCCCCTGTCTTCCTCCCTCAAGCATGGAGGAACTGTGGGCATGATATGAATAGGAATCACCCAGCATCGGGCAGTGTGACCACTGCTGGCATTTTAAGGGATTCGACCCAGCCTGGAATTTCCCCGACTCAACATGATTGGCCCACAGGGGAGACGCCTAATCCGTCTCTGGACGCAGCACCGGATTGCTTGTGGGATGGTGGGCGACTAACCCCACCAGAGCCCGCGCGCCGGTTCGCCACGAAGCCATTCCATTCGGGAGTTCCAACCTACGAGCCTCGCGACCCGCAGACCAGTTTTGCCATGTCTTAGACATGCCAAGGTGCCTAGCTCCCGTTCACTAGTGCTTAAGGATGGCAAATCCAAGGGGGTGACCAAACCCCCCCGCACCAGGACCTTCACCTCAGGCGCATGGGGTCGTGAACTCAACTGACTAACTGAATGCAGTGCCCAGTGCATTCAAGCAGAATATCTGTCCACGCGGAACGCCGGCAGGCTCGCCACTCCGGAGGGAGCGATACCAAAACAAGTTTGTCATAATCGGCTCCAGAGTGTTGAAGAATAAGCCTGGGTTTCGGGCCGGACACCACCTACGGCCCCACAACCCCCATCGGTTGGGCGTTCATCAACCGTCCGTTGCATGCATGTTGTGTACCCCATCTCACCATGGTCGTTTCTTACCATAGTCCCGGGACTTTAATTTCGGCGGTTGCCAAAATGGCGAACCAATTAACAACGACAACACTGCAAGTGAAACTGGCGAAGTGC